TTATTTGTTGTCCATTTGTTGTCCAAATATTGCATCTAATTTGGTTGCTAAATTTTCGCTTTTATTTGTCCCTACATACATTTTTAAAGTTGTTGCTACTTGAGCATGACCTAAAATTTTAGCAACATCTGCTATTGGAATGCTGGTATTAATTAATTTTGTTGCGAAATAATGTCTGAACTGGTGGAAATGATATTTGTTGTTATAATGTCTTTTGAATAAATTATCAATATCGGTAGTGGTTATGAATTCACCATATTCATTTCTAAATATAAAATCCAAATCATTATTATTTGAAACAATAATTTTATCATCTTCTAAAGAATAATTTATTTTAACTTTAGTAAATTCCTTTAATTGTAATATTAAATCTTTTAATAAATTACTCATTGGAACTACTCTAATGGATGAATTGTTTTTTGGAGGAGTTAATTTATTAAATCTATTTAAATTTTTATTTACAATTATAATATTATTTTCAAAGTCTATTTTGTCCCATGTCAGAGCTAATATTTCACCTTTACGCATACCAGTTAATAATGCAAATTTAAAAATATAATAATAAATAGTGTCACTAAAATCATTTAAAATAGTATTTATTTCACCCTCTGTTAAAATATCATTTCTTACTTCAGATGTTATTTTGGGTAAAATAACTTTATTAAATTTTGGTTTATAATTAATAACTTCTGCAATATCATTTCCAAAGTTGAAAACTTGCTTTACTTTACTAAAAACTAATTTCAAAGTTGAGGGTTTAAAATCTAAAGAATTTATAAAGTTTTGTAAATCTAAAACTTTAATGTCTTTAATTAAATAATCTTTAAAAAATTCTTTTGAATATAATATTTGATAGTTCGAAGATTGAAAAGTAGTTTCTCTAACATTATTTTTATGATATTCTAAAAACATATTAGCCAAATCTACATAGTAAATTTTATTGTCTCTATAGCTTGTATCAGAAATATTTAATTCATGCTCTAGAGCTATAGCTTCTTTCTCACATTCTTTTTTGGTTTTAAATCCACCTCTTGTAATCCGATTGCGACGCCCTTCATTTTTAGGACCTTCTACAACGAATGTCCAGGTTTTTCCTCTTTTATATATATTTATTTAAACTCACCTCTTCGTTATGAATAATAACATTGAGATTAAAAAATAAATCTCTAATTAAAGAGATATTATTTTTAATATTAAATTTAGCTGATCTATAATCAAGTCTTTATTTTTATCTGATACAAGTTCCCCCTTATATGTCAGCTTATTATCTAAAGCAATTTGTTCTTTTAAATCGCCGATTAAAATTTCAATATCATGAATTCCATCTTTTGTGGCTCTTCTAATTTGCGTAACCATATCGGCCTTATTAATATAATCACTTCGACCTAACAAATAATCAACGCTAGTATTTAAAATATTTGCTATTTCTGGTAATTTTTCAGCCGTTGGCGTTATATTGCCATTTTCATAGTTTGTAATAGTTGAACGCTGAATATTTAATTTCTCTGATATTTCCCTCTGATTTAATCCTAATTGTAATCGTCGTGATTTAAATCTATCAGCAAAGTATTTTTTCGTATTCATAGGACCACCTCTTTAGAAATAATAACACACAATTAAATAAAAGTAAATAAAAATAACTTAAATTAAGTACAAAAAATTACAAGTAGTTTTTTAAAATGAATAGTAATACCATTGATATTAAACTAATAATTAAATATGTTTTTCTATTCGCATCTTCTTTTTTAAGAAAATAATATACAACGCCAACTATTGGAAATATAAAACTTAGTATTATTAATATTAATTTTTTCAAACTTAATCGTCCCCTTTTATAACTAATTATACCATATTATAACTATTTGTATGTACAAAACTTAACAAATATGTTATTATTAATAACATATAAGGAGGTTATTAATAATGAAAACGGATAAAGTAATGCTTAGAATGTCTAATAATCAATCTGAGAAATTAAGCGAATTAGTCAAATATCATAATTCAGACCAAGCAAAAATTCTTTTAAGGGGTTTATATTTAATTGAAAAGTTTAACTTAAATTTGAGAGAATTTGAAGATACAGGGGTTAAAGATAAAAGAAATTTAATCCGATTAACAGAAGAAGAATTAAATCTTATTAATAGATTAGAAAGTAAATTTAATGTTAAATACACTGATATAATGAGATATGGAATTGAAATTCAATATGAAATTTTAGAAGATTTAAAAGAATATGAAAAGAAATTATTAACTGGAAAATAATCCAGTTAATTTTTTTTGCAAAAAATTAAAAAAAAGTGTGTACAAATGGGAAAAAACACGGTATTATATAATTATAGTCAATCAGTGATAGACTAAATAAATTCGAGGAGGTGATTAAAATGAAAAATAAAAAAAATCAAGACCACACCCTCACAAAGTTAGTCTTGATTACAGTTACCATCGAATTAATTACAAAAATAATTGAATTGATAGTAGCAATTATTAAATTAGTAGTGGGTAATTAACCTGCTACTAACTTAATAATAACATTTTATTTTTCATTTGTAAACTATGTTAAAAATTATTTTATTAGTTATTCAAATCATATTGTTAATTAAAATTATTAAGGAGGTATTAAATGTATTACATTAAAGGATTTAGAGGAAATTGGAAACTTGTATCTAAAGAGAAAGCTTTAGAGTATGGTAAAAACAGACTTAAAGATTTAGGTTTAAGTATTCATAATATTCCAAAACAAAATGATTTAAAAACATCAGTTATAAACCGCCATGTTAAAGGGATCGATTTAAAGGAGTTTGGAATTTATGAATAATAGAAAATATACTGGTGGTTTAAAAGCCACCGAAAGAGATTTAGAATATTTAAGTTATATTCAATCTTTAGCGGGAGTTAGTAGAGCAGAAGCTATAAGAATTGCTATAGAAAAATTGTATAATAACCAGAAAGAAGATATTGATAGAAAAGAAGTTCATTTCTTTTATGGTGACGATTTAAAAAATCAAATTGAATATTTAGAAAATAAGTTAAATTTAAGTAGAAGTAATATTTATAGATTAGCAATAAGAGAATTTTAAAATAGTTCTTGAACAGAAGTTCTATAAGTGATATTATTTTAAATATAGAACACGTGTTTGATATAAAAAGGAGGAAGGTCGATGCCAACTGTAAATAATGATTTTATTGAAGAAGCTAAAGTTATTTTAAATTTATCTGGATTAACATTGGAGGAAAAACTAAATATTATAATTTATATTAATTTAACAAGAAATCAAGACATAGATTAGTACTAATAAAAGATTTATGGTCCTTAGAACTCATTCTGGGGACCATAAAAACAAATAAAAAAAGTTATAAAAAATAACAAAAAACTATGTACGAGTTAGAAAAAATACGTTATAATATAATTACATTAAAACAAAGGAGATTATAAAAAAATGACAAATAAACATTATTTAAACGAAATGAAAAATTATGATGCTTTATAAAGAATTCTTAATAAAATGACAAGCGGAATTTCACTTGAAAAAACTTTAGAATTAAATGATAAGATGTATGAAGTAAAAGCAAAATTAAACATTTAATTTAAAGGTTATTATTTCTAACTTGAAAGGAGATTTATAATGAAGGTAATCCGAGAAAATTTTAATTCAATTCAAGAAATGTTAAAAATTCTAAATGAAAGAAAAAACAATAATGTAATGAGAAATTGTTTTAGTTCACAAAAAAAGGATAGTCCCGGTTGGTACGGGACTAAATCTTATGAAGAAGCGGAAGAATTAATAACAAATGGTTATACCGAAATTTTAGATGAAATAAAAGCTGGTATAAAATTTGACGCTTCGGAAAATTCAAAAATAATACCAGAAAATAATGTTTTTGGATATATCCCAAATGTACCAAACGCAATGATGAATCTTCCAAAATCTATGATTTATTCAAAAAGAATTCCAAGAAAAATAAATACGATTGATTTGGTATATTGTCCTTGTGCTAATGGAGGGGTAAGCAGTGACAAATATGTAAAAAATGGAATTAAAGTTTTAAATGTTATAAATTCATTGGAAAAAAATAATATCAGAATTCGTTTAAAAGTTGCTATAAAATGCTCAGAATGTGGAAATGAAATGACTCTTGCAACGGTAACTTTAAAGAATTTTAAGGAAAAATTAAATCTTCAAAAAATATGTTTTCCGATCGCTCATCCTTCTATGCAAAGAAGATTTGGTTTTAAGTGGTTAGAAACTACACCAGAATTAACCGATCATTGGTGGGCTAATGCTTATGGAAGAACAACTACAAATTATCCTGAAACAAAGGAAATAATTTTTGGACTTAATGAAATTAAAGATTTGAATGAAGAACAAATTATAAATAAATTTATAACGAAAGGAGATTTATAATGAAAATATTAAAAGTTTTAGAAGGTGGATTATTAGAAATTAGAGATATTCCTGGGGAATTAAAATCTTTTCAAAAAGAAGTTGAGGGTCTTATAGATATAGTAAAAATTAATGATAAAATTGATTTAATTGTAAATGATGAATTTTTATTGAATGGTTCGGACCCAACTTTATTCGTAAATAACAATTTAATTATCTGTGGTAATTGTTTTTTTAGGAATCAAGATGGAGACTTAACAGAAGAACAAATAAATTATTTATTTAGAAAAATGAGAAGATTAAAAAATGGAATGTTAGTTTGGATAGGAAATATTTAATTAAAAAAAGTTATAAAAAATAACAAAAAACTATGTACGAGTTAGAAAAAATACGTTATAATATAATTACATTAAAACAAAGGAGATTATAAAAAATGAAAAAAATAAGAAATTATGAAGTAGAAGTTAACGAACAAGGAATCGCAACAAGGATGTGGGCAAACGACAAAAGAGTTTATCCGTACGCGATAACAAAAAATGGAAATGTTCTTCAAGAAAATATTAAATTTTCAACTTTAAAAGATGGAATTTATAAAGAAAGAATATTTTTATTTTAACTATAAGGTTATTATTTCTAACATAAAGGAGATTTTTATGAACATATTAGCTACTGGAGAAAAAATTCAAGTTGTTGCAAAAACAGAAGATATCATAAAAGGCCGAAAGGTCTTTTATGTTATCTACCAAAACAGAACTTATGAAACGATAGAATTTTTTAAATGTATAAGTCCTGGTCACGAAGACAAATATTTATATACGAACTTAAGAGGGGAATTTTTAGATCTAAAAGAAACTGCAGAAACTGAATTCGATCGATTAACATTTACTTTAAATCCAAAAAGACCTGAAAGAAATTTAGGAACAGCTCTCGAGGATATGATGCTAAAAGTTTTAGCAGAACAATCTGCAGATAAAGTTTTGGAAATCGCAAAGCCAATGCTCGATGAACATATAAAAGAAACTTACGGATCACTTCCACAACGTTTTGAAGTTAAAACACCAAAAGCAACTTTTAAAGGCGAAGGCGTAACTCATGAAAAATTTGAAGATGTTTTAAATCTAGTAAATCTTGATATACCAGTTTATTTGGAAGGTCCGGCTGGAACTGGTAAAAACGTAATTTGTAAACAAGTAGCTGATAGTTTAGGATTAGAATTCTATTTTACAAACGCAGTTACTCAAGAATATAAATTAACTGGTTTTATCGATGCTAATGGAAATTATCAAGAAACTCAATTCTATAAAGCTTTTAAAGATGGGGGATTATTCTTCTTAGATGAAATGGACGCTTCAATTCCAGAAGTTTTAATAATTTTAAATGCTGCAATAGCTAATGGTTATTTCGATTTTCCAAATGGAAAAATAAACGCTCATGAAAATTTCAGAGTAATTGCTGCTGGTAATACTTTAGGGACTGGTGCAACTAACGAATATGTTAGAAGATATCAACTAGATGAAGCTTCTCTTGATAGGTTCGCTTTAGTACACATTGACTATAGTCCAAAAATTGAAGAATATCTTGCTCAAGGTGATTCTGAATTATTAGGATTTATTAGAGATTTTAGAAGAGCTACAAAAGATGCTGGAATTTATTGTATTTGTTCTTATAGAACGATCGACAGAATTAAAAAATTAGATGGTTTATTTGAAGTTAGAGAGATTTTAAAAATGAGTTTATTAAAATCCTTAAGTGAAGATGATATTCAAACTATAAAACATAATCTAGTAGATGAATCAAAATATGCAAAAGTCTTATAAAAAAAGTTATAAAAAATAACAAAAAACTATGTACGAGTTAGAAAAAATACGTTATAATATAATTAAGTTAAAGAGAGGCGGCAATAAGGTCGTCCTCTAGGTTATTATTTATAACATAAAGGAGATTTATAATGAAGATTATTGATGTATTAACAAACGCAATTTATGCAGAAGGTAAAACAGAAGAAGAGCTTGTTAAAAATTGGAATGAAAATAGCCGAAACACTTTAAGCTGGTTATTAGAATATGACGAAGAAGATTTATATAATGACTTAACAAGCGAAATGTTTAGATTAGACAACTTAGAAGATGCGATGCATCGAATAAATACAATCGATGGAAATCAATTAGTTTTAGTCTAAAGGTTATTATTTATAACTTTAAATTGAAGGGAGGTGATTAATTAATGAAACTTTATACAGTTGCAGAAATTGCAGAAATTTTAAAAGTAAATAAAAACGTGGTTTACGAACTAATCAATTCTGGAGAGCTTCCAGCTATTAAAGGAGTAGGAAGAATGAAAATTTCCGAAGAGGCTTTCTATAACTACATTAAAAAAATCGAAGGAACTAAGGATGAGGATGAAGATGAAGATGAAATCAATTAAAGGATATAATGTTGCAACTATAACTGGTATTATTTATGGATTTCGTTGGAAAGGAGTTGGTTAAAATGTCAAGTATTAAGCTTTTTGACTATCAAAAAAATATTTTAGATAAAACTAAAATATTTAATAATGTAGCTTATTACTTGGATTAGCAAGTCATGGGGCTTGGTAAAACTTTTGTTGGTTCAGAAAAATTAATTCAACTTAATGAAAAAATCAATTTAGTAGTTTGCCAAAAATCAAAAATTAATGATTGGATAGATCACTTTTGTGAATTTTATGGAGTTGGAAATGTGATTTTTAATCTAACTAATAAACAAGAATTTGACCAATTTATGAATTTTCCAACGTGTGGCCAAAACTTAATTGGGATTATAAATTACGATTTGATTTTTAGAAGACCTGAACTTTTAAAATTAAAAGATTTTACCCTTTTATTAGATGAATCTTCACAAATTCAAAATGATAAAGCTAAAAGAACTAAATTTATTTTAAAGTTAAAATCCAAAAATAATATTTTATTATCAGGCACACCGGTTTCTGGAAAATATGAAAACTTGTGGAGTCAAGCTCAATTAATAGGTTGGAATATTTCAAAAAGAGTTTATGCTAAACAATTCATTAAATTTAAAGAAATTCAAGTTGAAGGTTTACCAATAAAAATTGTTGATGGTTATAAAAACGTCGATCGGTTAAAGCAAAAATTTAGAGACAATGGAGCTATATTTTTAAAAACTGAAGAAGTTTTAAATTTACCAGACCAAAATTTTATTAATATTTCGTGCGAGTTAAATCCGGAATATAAAAAATTTAAAAAATCTAAAATTATTTCTATTAATAATAGGGACTATGTTGGAAGTAGAATTTTAACTTTTAGATTATATCTTAGAATGATGGCTGGATTATTTAATAAAAATAAACTTGAAGCTTTTAAAGATTTAGTGGATTCTACAAACGATCGGTTAATAGTTTTTTATAACTTTAAAGAAGAATTAAATTTATTAAAAGAAAATTGTTCAAGGGAAAATATTTCTTATGTAAATGGAGATATTAAAGATTTAAACGCTTATGAAAATTTTGAAGATTCGATAACTTTTATTCAATACCAAGCTGGAGCTATGGGATTAAATTTTCAAAAAGCAAATAAAATTATATATTTTAGCCCAACTGAATCAAGTGAATTATTTGAGCAATCAAAAAAGAGAATTCATAGAGTTGGTCAAGATAAACATTGCTTCTATTATTTATTAATTACAAGAAATTCAATAGAAGAAAAAATTTATGAAAATTTAAAACAAAGGAGAAATTACACAAATGAATTATTTAAAAAAGATATATCTTAACTGGTTTACTTTAGGTTTAACAATTGGAATTATTCCCTATGTAATAAGGTTAATAGCTGATGGTAAAGAAATAAAACTTAATTCCATGGCGTATATATTGTTGTTATTAGTTCCGATGTTAATCCTAATCATTTTTAGAAAATTTAAAAAAGGAGATTTAAAAAATGCAAAGATTAGAAGAATTATATAATTTAAATTTACAAAAAAAAGAAATTGAAGAAAAGATTAAAAAAATTACTAAAGTAATTCTCGATGAGATTGAATCATCTTGTGAAAATGTAGAACTTGAAAATGAAAAGATTAAAGTTTCTTATGTTGCTGAATCGGAGTTAAAATCTTTAGATTTAAAAAAGATTAAAAATAAAGAACCTCAGTTATATGAAGAGTTATTGGACGTATACCCAAAAATAACTAAACGATCCGCCTATCTTAGAGTAAAAATCAAATGAAAGAAAAATCTTTTGAAAAAAAGGTCAAAGATTTTTTAAAGGATAATAATTGCTATTTTATAAAATACTGGGGAGGCGGTTATTTTACCGAATCCGGAGTTCCTGATTTATTAGTTTGCTGCAATGGTTATTTTCTAGGTTTAGAAATTAAAGCTGAAAAAGGTGTAGTTTCAGACCTACAAGAATATAATATTGAGCAAATTAAAAAAGCGGGAGGAATTGCAATGGCAATTTATCCAAAGGATTTTGAGCGATTAAAAGAACTTATAAGGAGGTTAAATAATGACAATTGATGAGCTCAAAAAATCAGCTGATAAATTTGATTATGAAGTTGAAACGAATAATGTTGAAACAAAAATAATGAGTTATGGAATATATTTTGACAATGTAATTGAAATTTCAGAATGTAAAGAAAAAACCGTAGATTTTTGTTTAGATTGTTATATTGATTTAGAATTTTTAAAAGCCATAATTTTATACGTTGAAACGCCTCTAAACAAAAGAAAACCGAAAAAATTTATTGTACCACTTCCTAATTTAAGAACAAAAGATTTTCAGCAATGGTACTTAACAAATTCAGGCGCTAGATGGTTTGGGTGCCAACGGAATGAAACATTAAAACAAACATGGAAAATAGATGAATTAAATTTAATTCCAAAAGAATACCTACAGTTTGCAGTGGAGGTTAAATATGAATAATTTATTATGGGCCGAATGGTCAAATGTTGATGAAGATAATGCAGAAGAAGTTAAATACATTTTGAAAGCTTTTGATGATGTGATTAATGGTTTAATGATTTTACAATATCATAATTATATATTTAATAACTTAAATTCTTCCCCAGAGGAAAGAAACTATTATTTTGATGTTCGTGGAACTGATGATGGTTTTATTGGTTTATCAGCAAAATTTGAAAGATTAAAAAGTATTTTATTTGGAGGAGTTCTTAATTGGGGAGAAATTAAGAGAAGTTTAGAATGAAATGGTCTTACTCTAGAGCCCTACTTTTAAAACAATGTCCTTATAAATTTAAATTAAGATATATCAATAAACTAGAAACTGTTCCAAAGCAGGATTTTAATAATCCTTTATACCTTGGAACTTGCCTTCATAAAGCTATCGAAAGTGGTTTTAATCCTAAAGATTTATATAAAAATTTTTATATAACAAGTGACTTAATTGAAAATGAATTAATTAAAATTGAATATTTAGTAAATAAATTAGATTTGCCGATTGGAGAACATGAAATTCATATAGAAGATGATTTTTACAAGGGTTATATAGATTTTATAGATTTAGATAATAATTTATATGATTTTAAGTATTCAAATAATATAGATAATTATTTAGATTCAGGACAATTGCATGTTTATAAATATTTTTATGAAAAAATTACAGGTAAAAAAATAAATAAATTATATTACTTATTTTTTCCGAAGACTTTTATAAGGCAAAAAAATTCTGAAACATTAGAACAGTTTAGAAATAGGTTAAGAGACACCTTAAAAGAGCTTGAGATAAAAAAAGTTGAGATTCCATATAATCCAGAAAAAGTTAAGGAATTTATGGAAATTACAAAAGCTTTACCAAAAGATTTTCCCAAAAATCCAAACAGATTTTGTGATTTTTGCGAATATAAAAATTATTGTTACAAAGGAGATGATTTAATGATTTTGCCAGAAAATAAGAGAAGGGACCTAAACGAGGTTACAAAAAAAACTATATGGTTATATGGAAAGCCCTTTAGTGGAAAAACCACATTTGCTAATAAATTTCCGGAACCCTTGATGTTAAATACTGATGGAAATATTAAATTTGTAGATGCACCATATATTCCAATTAAAGATGAAGTTTCAGTAACAGGAAGATTAACCCACAGAAAATTTGCTTGGCAAGTTTTTAAGGAAGCAGTAGATGAGCTAGAAAAAAAGGAAAATTCATTTAAAACTATTATTGTAGATTTACTTGAAGACTTATACGAATATTGCAGGTTATATATGTATGACCAACTTGGAATTACCCACGAATCAGATGATTCTTTTAGAGCCTGGGATAAAGTTAGAATTGAATTTTTATCCACTATTAAACGCCTTATGAATCTTGATTATGAAAATATTATTTTAATTTCTCATGAAGATACTTCTAAAGATATTACAAGAAAATCAGGTGATAAAGTAACGGCAATTAAACCTAATTTAAATGATAAGGTTGCAAATAAAATTGCTGGAATGGTTGATATTGTAGCTAGGGTTTATGTTGATGAAAAACAAAGAATTTTATCTTTTAAATCAGATGAAATAGTTTTCGGAGGTGGTAGATTAAAATTAAGGGCAAAGGAAATTAATTTAGATTATGAAAAATTTGAGGAGGTTTACAAATGAATTTAGAAAAATTTTTAAAAAAAACCGCTGCGTATTATATAACATTAAAAAATAAATACGGCGTTATAAAAGCAGATGAATATTTAAGAGAATGTTTTATTAATTTTTATATGACTGAACACGAAGAAGAACTTGTTAAATTAGCTCGTGATTATATAAATGAAAAATATCTTGATGAAAATATTCTTGGAAAAATAGAACAATATGTAAATAATAATGAAGTAGATACAAAAAAAATAGAAGAATTAATAGCAATTATGGAGGAATTAGTATGAGTAACATTTGGGAAAAATTTGATAAAGAAATTGATAAGGATATACAAAAGAAAATTGAAGAGGCTGAAAATTCTGAATATGTAGAAGTGCCTCTTGGAGATTATGAAGTAAAAGTAGATAACATGGAGCTTAAAATTTCTAAAAGTGGAAATCCAATGGTTAGTATTTGGTTTAGAATTATAGCGGGTGATTACAATAATAATTTGCTATTCATGAACCAAGTTATAAATCAACCATTCCAAATTGGTCTTGCTAATAAAATTTTAAGAGCTTTAGCGCCTAATAAGAACGTTGAATTCCAAAGTTATACCCAATATGCAAATTTAATTTTAGATGTTTTTGAAGAAATTGATGGAAAATATGAATATGCATTAAAATATGGTGAAAAGAAAGGTTTTTCTACTTTTGAAGTTCTAGATATTTTTGAGGTATAAAAGGTTATAATTAATAACATAGAGGGTATTAATTTATACCCTCTATAGAGGAGGTAAATATGATTTTTTATGACTTCGAAGTTTTTCAATATGATTGGCTTGTTGTATGTATTAATCCAATTAAAAAGGAAAAGAAAATTATAGTTAATAATCCTGAAGAGTTAGAAAAATTTTACTTAGAAAATAAAAATGAACTCTGGATTGGCTGGAATTCCAAGCATTATGACCAATATATTTTAAAAGGAATTTTACTTGGTATGAATCCGAAGTTAATCAATGATGAAATCATTATTCAAAACAAAAAAGGTTGGGAAATTTCTCCTGAATTTAGAAAAATTTCCCTATACCAATATGACCTAAAAGAAAGAAATGATCCAAGCTTAAAAACCCTTGAAGGATATATGGGAAATAACATTAAAGAATCTTCAGTCCCTTTTAATATTCAAAGAAAACTAACAGGAGAAGAAATCCAAGAGACTATTAATTATTGTAGCTGGGACGTTGAACAAACTATGGAAGTTTTTCTCAAAAGAAAAAATTCTTTTAACAGTCATTTAGATTTAGCGAAAATTGCTAATAATCATATTTTAGATTTAAACCTAATGGAAAAAACAAAAACCCAATTGTCTACTATGATTTTACAAGCTAGAAAACGAGATTATGAAGATGAATTTGATCTGATTATTCCAGAGAATTTAAAAATCAGAAAATATAAAACTTGTATTGATTGGTATTTGAATCCAGAAAATCATTCTTATAATAAAAATATTTTAGGAAAATCCGGAAAAATGTTAAAGGCAAAAACTCAGCTTGACATTGAAATTGCAGGAGTTCCTCATGTTTTAGGTTATGGTGGAATTCATGGAGCGATTGATAAATATCACAGTGTTGGAAAATTTGTTTTAATGGACGTGACAAGTCTTTATCCAAGCCTAATGATTCAATATGGTCTGCTTTCTAGGTCGGTACCAAGACCTGAAAACTTTAAAGAGGTTTACCAAAAAAATTTGGATTTAAAAGCAGCTGGAAAAAAGGCAGAACGAGAAGCCTATAAATTAACCTGTAATTCCACCTATGGAGCTATGAAAGATAAATATAACGGTTTATTTGACCCAAGAATGGCAAATAATGTCTGCGTTCATGGCCAATTATTTCTAGTGGATTTAATCGAACACTTAGAACCTTATTGTTCTGTAATACAAAGTAATACCGATGGTATTTTAGTTAAATATGAAGATTTTTCTAAAGTAAAAGAAGTTGCTGATGAGTGGCAATGGAGAACAAAATTAGAACTTGAATTTGATTTCTTCAAGGAGATTTATCAAAAAGACGTTAATAATTATGTTTTTATTGCAGAAGACGGTTACAAGACAAAAGGCGGATTTGTTAAAAAATTAAATGATTTAGACAATGATTTGCCAATTATTAATAGGGCAATCGTCAATTATTTGGTTCATAAAATTCCAATTGAGGAAACTATTTGGGCTGAAAACAGATTAAAAGAATTTCAAATGATTCGGAAAATTACTTCAAAATTTGAGCATATTTTATATAACAATAAAATTTTAAATGAAAGATGTGTTCGAATTTTTGCCTCAAAATCAATTCACGATAGAGGAATTTTTCAAAAATCAGCAAGGACTGGAAGTTATGGAAAAATAACGGATTCGCCCGAAAGATGTTTTTTAGATAATAGTGATGTAAATAATAAATTAATTCCAAAAAAATTAGACAAAAATTGGTATATAAATTTAGCAAAACACAGACTTAGATTATTTGGAGTGGAATTATGATAGATGTTCCATGTTTAAATTGTCAAGACAGAAAATTAGGTTGCCACTCAAAATGTAAAGAATATAAAAATTTTAGAAAGTTAAAGGATAAAGAAAATGACAGAAGAAAAAGAGAGGCGTATAAATATGGAAGAAACTATCTTTAAAGGGTATGTAGAAATTAAAAACAAAAAAGCTATTGAGCCTTTTAAAGATGCGAAAAAATTAAAAACCTTAAATGAAATTTCAGGAGATTATGCTGGAGTTTTAGCTAAAAATACCATTTTAATTGATATTGACGACAAAGAACAAGCTGATATTTTATATAAGATTCTTAAAGATAAAAATATTAAATCTTTAATATTGGAAACTTCTAGGGGTAAACACTTTTATTTTAAAAATAAAGAAGTTAAAAAATGTTTTACTCACGCAAATTTAGCAATCGGTTTAAAAGCTGATATTAAATCAGGATTTACTAATTGCTATGGAGTTTTAAAAAATGATGGACTTGAAAGAAAGATTTTAGAAAATCCTGAAACTTTAGATGACCTTCCAAAGTGGTTAATTCCAATAAATACAAATATGGATTTTCTAAATTTAGAAGCAGGAGAGGGTAGAAATCAATCTTTATTTGGTTATATTTTACCCTTACAAACAGCAGGATTTAATAAAGAAGAAGCAAGAGAAGTTATAAGATTAATCAATGAATATATTCTAAAAGAACCTCTAACGGTAGATGAATTAGAAACTATTTTAAGAGATGAAGCTTTCTCAAAGGAAATCTTCTTCAAAAACAAAACTTTTTTGTTTGATGATTTTGCAAAATTTTTAATAGCAAATGATTATGTAATTAAGTTAAATAATCAGTTACATGTTTATCATAATGGAGTTTATTTTAATAATGATAACTATATTGAGAAAAAAATGATTGAACATATTCCAAGACTTAGCTCTGCAAGAAGAAGTGAAACTTTAAAATATATAAATTTACTTGCTGAATCTAAAGAAAGCCATGATGAAAATTTAATAGCTTTTAAAAATGGAATTTTCGATATAACTTCAAATGAACTTTTAGAATTTAATCCCGATTATATTATTACTAATTTAATTGATTGGAATTATGATTCCGAGGCTTATAACGAACTCACGGATAAAACCCTTAATAAATTAGCTTGCGGAGATAAAGAAATAAGAGCCTTATTAGAAGAAATGATTGGTTATTGCTTCTTTAGAAGAAATGAACTTAGAAAAGCTTTTGTTCTAATAGGAGGAACTCAAAATGGTAAATCTACATTTTTGGATTTAATAGCTTATATTTTAGGAGATTCTAATATTAGTTCTTTAGATTTAAAGGAATTAGGTCAAAGATTTAAAACGGCAGAACTTTTTGGAAAACTTGCAAATATTGGAGATGATATTGGAGATTCTTACATTCCAGACACGGCAATTTTTAAAAAATTAGTTTCCGGAGATAGACTAAACGTTGAAAGAAAAGGCCAAGATCCTTTTGATTTTAACAATTATTCTAAATTAATTTTCTCTGCAAATAATATTCCAAGAATTGGTTCAGGCCAAGATTCGTCGGCCATAATGAATAGGTTAATTATAATTCCTTTTAATGCAAGATTTTTAAAGTCAGACCCTGATTTTGATCCTTTTATTAAATATAAACTTAGAAAAGAATCTAGTATTGAATATTTAATTAAGTTAGGTTTAGAAGGTTTAAAAAGAGTTTTAACAAATGGATTTACTATATCTAAAAAAGTTGAAAAGGAACTTAGAGAGTATGAAATTGCAAATAATCCTATGATTGAATTTTTAGAAGAGGTAAATCCCGAAAATAAATCTACAAAAGACGTTTATAAAGCTTATAAGGAATTTTGTCTTATGAATGGAAATAATCCTGTAGGCCATACAAAGCTTAGTCAATATATAAAAACTAATTTAGATTTAGATATTGTTAACAAAAAGATAGGAGGGAAAGTTTTTAAAACTTTTATAAAAAAATGAAAAAACCAATTTATACTGTAACGTATGAACAAATAGAAGGATATGTAAAAAAAGGCTATGAACAAGGTAAAAAAGATGCAATAAAAACAGCATCAGAATATTCAATGGCCGTCCCAATGATAATTTTAAGAGATACATTTGGATTTGGTAAGAAAAGATTATTGAAATATCAAGATGCATTTTTAGATATGTATGATTCCATAAGTAGAGGATATTTAAATTTAAAGGATATCGTACAAACAATTAAAGAAGAAACAGGAGTTGAAATAATTGAAAGAAATCGCAGATAGATTAGTAAAAATTTATGAAGAAAAAAATAAAGGTTATGGAGATAGTTTTCATGAATTATATAAAGAATTAGGTCCAGTTAGTGCAATCACTCAAATATTGCATAAAGCTAATAGATTAAAAAACTTAGTAAAATCAACAAACGATATAGAAGCAATTAAAGATACCTTAATTGATTTAGCTAATTATTCTATGATGACATTGAAAGAAATTGAGGAAAAGAGGGATTAATTTTGATAGAGATAATTTGTATGAAAATTACGATAGGTGTATTTTGTATTTTTGCTATTGAAGTAATGTTATGGGCAGGAATATATATATATTTACTGACATTGTGTCTACATTGAAAAAATATAAAGGAGATAAAAATGAAGATAAGTAAACAAAAAGTTAAATTATTAAATTGTTTGAGTTATGAAAATATGTTAAAAAATATCGAAATGGCAGGAAGAACTTGTTATAAATCTAAATCAGAATTTACTAAAGAATCTGGAGAAAAATTTGTAAAAAAATTAATTAAACTAGGCCATGAATCAGTTTTAGAACATGGAAGCTTGACTTTTAAAATTAAAACTAATAGAAATATTACTCATGAATTAGTTAGACACAGAATCGCATCTTATAGTCAGGAATCAACAAGGTATGTTAAATATGACGATATTGAGTTTATTCCTTGTATAGACCCAAGGGGTCTTAAGGTTGATTATATTTATGATTTAGTGGATTTATACATGAATTTAGAATTTCTATATAAAAAATTAATTGAAAACAATTTTAAACCAGAAGAAGCAAGAGATATTTTACCAGGTTCAGTTGCTACTACAATTATTGTAACTATGAATATGAGAGAATTAAGACACTTCTTGAAACTTAGATTATCAAAAGCAGCTCATCCTCAAATGAGAGAGTTAGCGGGTATGATTCAAGATATTGTTAGAGAAAATTATCCGGTGTTTATAGATGAATAATTTTCAAAAGATAACTCAAAATATTAATAAATTATTAGATTTTCTAGTAGAGAATACTGATTATTCAAGAGAATATTGGAAAGAATATTTAGAAAGAGAGGCATCTTATGAGGATAATAATCGAAGGTTGTGATGGTACTGGAAAAACAACTTTAGTTGATGGTTTAGTTAAAGAATTTAATCTTGGAAAAATTCATATTTCAAATAAAGATCCAAATGACTTAGATTTTTATTATCAATTTTTAAGAAAAGATGATGTAATTTTTGATAGAAATTTAATTGGAGAAATGATTTATCCAAAAATTTTTAATAGACCTCAAAAATTAAAGGAATATGAATTAGATTATTTAATAGCAAAAGCTAAAGAGCTTGGTATTTATATAATAATTTTAACTGCTGCTATTGATACCATAAATTTTAGATTAAAACAAAACGAATTTTCAGTTGTTAAAAAAAATATTGAGTATATTAATAATGAATTTTTAAAATATGCTGGAAAATATAATATTCCAGTAATTAACACAAGTAAATACGGAATAAATGATACTTTGGAGGAAGCAAAATGTATAATAAAACACAGTTAACACCACAAAATGAGTTTGAGAAACATATTTACCACAGAGACCAATTTGCTCATTATTTTAGATGGACCCACGTTTTGAAAAATGCGAAGATCGGTCAAAAAATTCTTGATATGGGCTGTGGTTCTGGAGAGATGATTGAAGTTTTTTATAGGAATAGATACAGACCAGAAAAATTTGTAGGAATTGATATTAGAGATAAGGTGCCTGAAAAATTAAAAAATCTAGATTTTGTTGAAATTCTAGTTAAGGATTTATGTAAACCTTTTGACCTAGAAGAAAAATTTGATATTATTACAAGTTTTGAAGTTGTAGAACACATTGGCCACGAAAATTTAGATGCATATTTAGAAAATATGGTTAAACATTGTAAACCAGGAACTAAAATATTTTTATCTACGCCTAATTATGACCCTTCTGTTGGAGCTGCTAAAAATCACATGCTTACAAACAGTAAAGGAGAATTAGAGGTTGGAGAATGGGACCATTTAGAACTTGGTGCAAAATTAGAACAATATTTTACTATTAAAAATACTTTTGGAACATTCGCAAGCCAAAAAGATTATAAATCCGAGCTCACAGGTTGGAAATTAGAAGCCTTTAATAAATTAAATGAGTATTATGATTCTAATTTATTAAGTAATTTAATGGCACCAATGATAGATGCTAGTAAAGCAAGAAATTGTTTATGGGTGATGGAATATGAAATTTAAAAATGTAAATCAAATGTATGAACATTATGTAAATGTTATTTTAAAGAACGGAAGAACTGTAGGTAATACCAAAGAATTAACTAATGTGATTTTTACTGTAAAAGACGTTATTAATAATAACATCATTAATCTTAGAGGTATTTCTTATAAATATGTTTTAGCTGAATTAATTTGGTATTTTTCTGGTTCCAACTCTACTGAATTTATTGGTCAATTTGGAAATATGTGGAATAAAATTTCTGATGATGGAGTTACAAACAATTCTGCATATGGTTATATCCTAAAAGAAAAATATGACTTCGACCAAATTGAAAAAATAATTGAATTATTAAAAAAAGACCCTAATTCTAGGAGAGCCGTTTTAAATATCAATTCTGCAAATAAAAATGTTATCGAAACTAAAGATGAACCATGTACTATTTCAATTCAATTTATGTTAAGAAATGGTTGTTTAAATATGACTACAGTAATGAGAAGTAATGATTTATATTTTGGACTTCCTTATGATGCAATATTTTTTACAGAGTTACAAAAATATATTGCTTTTAGATTAAATTGTGATATTGGTTGGTGGACACATTTTGTAGGATCTATGCATATTTACGAAAGGGACATGAAAAAATTATCTAATCTTGTAGAAGATGAGATTAAGTATAAAGTTAACATTATGAAATTAATTGAAAATGTTGATTATTTATATAAAACAGTTAATAAGGATAATATTATTGAAAAATGTAAAAATTTAGGGGTGCTTTATGATATTTAAAAAACCCAACAAAAACCAAGAAGAATATAGCGTGTATTCAAAATTTGACATTCAAAAGCACAAGGAAACATATATTAACTACCTGGAAGTACTAATTTTAGAAGATGGTACAGTTGAATATGCGGTACCATCTCACCAAAAAAAAGCATTAGAATTAGCTTGTAGAAAATTAAACAAAACCGAACAAGAAATTGCAGATATGCGCCCTAGGACATATTATTGGGATTATCTAACTTGGATTTTAGGAATTGCTGGAGCAGTTTCTGTCTGGGTAAATTGTAATGAACATCTAATAAGATATAAAACTATTAATAAAAAGCAGATAGCAACGCTTAAAAGGCTTAAATTACACGGACTATACAAGGGCGATATACCAACCATAGATGAGGTAAAAGAATGAGAGAATTTAAAGAAGGACAATTAGTTATTTACAAGAGAGCTAATGGATGCGAGATAGGCAAGATAAAAAGGATTAAGGGGCGTAAAGCTTATGTTTATTATCATACAGGAGATACTGCTGCTTTAACTGATTTTGATTTATTAAAACCAATAATAAATGATTATTGTATTAAGGAGTTGTTGAAAAAATGAAGTTTAAGGAAATGACAAAACGGCAATTAAAGAGAATTATTGGAGATTTAAATTATGAAGCCTCTGAATATGAATGGGGGAGCGAAGAATATGAATTTTTAATGGAGATAGCAGCTACAATTGAAGATGAGGTAAGAAAATGAAAATTAAAATAATTGATTTTGGTTATGAGCAATCACCAGAGAGAGCTCATTATAATGATGCTGGGGCTGATGTTTATTCATTAGATAATTATGTTATAAATCCAGGAGAAACTGTAAAAGTTCCTCTTGGAATTGGTCTTGAAATTCCAGATGGTTACGTTGGATTTGTTTTTCCAAAATCTGGTTTATCTAGTAGGGGATTAGTTTCAGAACTTTCGCCAATAGATTCAGGTTATAGAGGAGAAGTTCATGCGATTTTAACTAACAATTCGGGTAGTGAAATTAAAATTAATAAGAATCAAAAAATCGGACAATTGGTAATTTTACCAGTAGTTTTAGCTGAATTTACAGAAAATTTGGATAACTCTAGAGGCACTGGAGCCTTCGGGAGCACGGGATTGTGATGGATTTGTGAAGATTTTGTGAAAATTGTTGATTTTTAATAAAAAATTATTTTACAAATAAATATAAATAATTATAAAAAAATAAAATGATTTTTACAAATAGTTAAATTTAGATACATTTAGATAAAGAAAAAAGGTTACCTTTTTTATAAAAAAATACATTTTATTATAAAAAAATATATAAAAGGGTAACTTTGAGCTCTTAGATAAAAATAGATAAACCTGAGTATGATTTGGTAAATGATTAGATACATTTAGTTATATTTAGATACAGAAAAAAGAGTAACTTTTTTTGTGAAGATTTTGTGAAAGGGTAACCTTTTGTATTCATGTGTTAATATAATAAATTAATAAATAAATAAATTATTTTTCATTTAAATACATTTAGATAAAAAGGTTACTCTTTGGTTACTCTTTTCTTTTAAAAAGAGTAACCTACTCTAGGTATTGAAATTTCAATGCCGATTAACAATTGGTTAGTTACTCTTTTTTGATACTTTTTTGAAAAGGGTAACCTCAATAAATGTGTAGATTCCAATACTTTAAGGAAAAAAGGTTACTCTTTTGCTGTTTTTCTGCATACTTAGAATATTTTAGAAAATGGTACAAAAAAGAATATAAATAAATATATATAATATAAATAAAGAGTAACCAGTAACTATATAGGGAGTGTTAAATATTTAACAATCTTTTCGAGGTTTTTATGATTTTTAAGATGTGAAATTATATTAAACGTTATTTAAAATAACCAGAACATACCTAGAATTGATTTTTATTCTTTGCTAATATAAATCAATGAGTAAAAAAGAAAGTGAGTTTAAAGGCCGTTATGGATGAATTAAATGAGATTTTAGTTTTTAAAGAAAAGATGAAAATTTTACAAGAAGAGATTGTGAAATTGGAAACTTTAATCACAAAAATAAATAAGGAATTAAATCCTATTGTTGTCCAAACTTCGAGAAAGGTTAACAATGAAGATTTGATTTTAGAACTTATAGAAATGAAGAACGAATATTTAAACAAAAGTGTGGAATTTGCGAAATTAAAACGAAAAATCATTAAAAAAATAATAAAAATGAAAAATAAAAATGAAATTGTTTTAATTTATAGAAGATATGTTTTGGGAATGAAGTTAACAGAAGTTGCTAAAAGTATGAAAATTACTTATAAATGGGCTCAAGTTTTGCATAAAAGGGGTGTTAATTCCTATAAAAACATAGTATAATAGTATCAGTGTAAAAGGCTTTCTAGGGAAAGTCTTTTTTTATTGTGTAATCAAATGATTGATTCGTAATCAGATGACTATAAAAAGAGGTGAAAAATGGTGTCTAAACAGCTCAAACCCAATGTTTGTGGAGCTAAAAAGACAAACAAGGAAGGGACTTGTAAATTGCCAGCTGGATATGGAACGGATCACCTTGGAACTGGAAGATGTAAATGGCACGGAGGTTGTTCGACAGGTCCTAAAAAATATAATGCTGGAAAAAATGGTGAAAGAAATGGCTTATTTGCTAAATATTTACCTGATGAAACCATGGAAATTGTCAATGGAATTAAAGATTTAAATTCTGAGACGATCTTATGGGATAACATTAAAATACAATATGCGGCAATTTTAAGAGCTCAAACAATTATGGAAGTTAAATCTAAAAAGGATTTAGTTAAAGAATTAAAACGTTTTAGAGAGTTTCCAGACGGAAGAACTGAAGAAGAATTTGAAATTCAATTTGCTTGGGACCGTCAAGAGAGATTTTTAAATTCTCAAGCAAGAGCTATGACAAATCTTACTAATATGATTAGTAAATATGAGGAACTTATTAATAAACATATTACTACAGAAGAACAAATCCTAAAAGTTGAGAAATTAAAGGTCGAAATTGATACTTTAAAGGGAATTAATCAAGAAATTGAAGATTTATCTGGAATTCAAGAGGCTATTTATGGCAAAAAAGAAGACGATTAATTTTAATTTCTCAGAAAAGCATATTGATTATATAAGGGCTTGTTTAGATAATACCTATAATATAGCAGAAGGAGCTGTTCGTGCTGGTAAAACTGTTGATAATATTTTTGCTTTTGCTCATGATTTAATGTTATCAGAAGATAGAATTCATCTTGCTACTGGTTCTACTGTTGCTAATGCTAAATTAAATATTGGAGATGCTAATGGTTTTGGTCTTGAATATATTTTTAGAGGCCAATGTAAATGGTCTAAATATAAAGATAATGAGGCTTTAATAATTAAAGGTCTTTATACTGGAAATAAGGAAAAAATTGTTATTTTTGCTGGAGGAGCTAAAGCCGATTCATTTAAAAAGATAAGAGGTAACTCGTATGGAATGTGGATTGCTACAGAAATTAACTTACATCATAATGACACTATTAAAGAAGCTTTTAATAGAACGGCCGCTGCAAAAACAAGAAAATTCTTTTGGGATTTGAACCCATCACACCCAAAACATTGGATTTATACGGATTATATAGATAACTATATTGGAAATGATTTATTAAAAGTAAATTACGAACATTTTACTATTGATGATAATATAAACATTTCAGAACAAAGAAGAAATGAAATTAAAGCTCAATATGATAAGAATAGCGTTTGGTATAGAAGAGATATTTTAGGATTAAGAAGTGTTGCAGAAGGTTTAATTTATAGACAATTTGCTGATAATATTAATGAATTTTCATGTAATGGTATGAATTACATGTCAATAAATATTGGAGTTGACTTCGGAGGGAATAAGTCAAAGCATGCTTTTGTTGCTACTGGAATTACTCATCATTATAAGGATTTAGTAGTTCTTAAAAGCGTTCGAATAGAACCCGAAGATATTAATTCTTTAGTCAATGAGTTTTTAAAGTTTGTTTTGAAAATTTTGAAAAATTTTGGTCCTATTACTGCTATTTATGCAGATTCTGCTGAACAAGTTTTAATTAAAACCTTACAAAATGCTTTATTAGAAAATAACATAAATATTAGAGTTAGAAATTCAATTAAAAATGAAATTGTAGATAGAATAAGAATAGTTAATAGATTGATCGCTGAAAGGCGATTTTTTTATTTGGAAGATACTGAAAGTTTACAAGAAGCTTTAACTATGGCGGTTTGGAATCCTGATAAGCTAGATTTAGAAAGACTTGATGATGGAACTTCAGATATTGATACATTAGATGCGTTTGAATATTCATTTGAAAAATATATAAAAGCTTTTAGCTGGGGGTGATAGAAATGATTCAAGATGAAATAAGAGCGATATATGGAAAAAATGAAATAGATAATAATTATAAATTATGGCTAGATTGTTATAGAGGAGAAAGTCCTTGGCTCGGTGGAGAAAATCTTGAGAGTTTAAATTTATGTGCAAGTATTTCATCTGAACTTGCTAGACTTACAACTATTGAATTTGAATCTGAACTAGATTTAGAAATTTATCAAGAAGTTGTTGGAAATGCTAGAAAATTTGTTGAATATGGTTTAGCTTTAGGAGGTTTAATATTAAAACCTTATAAATTAAATGATACATTGGCTATGAATTACTTAACACCTGATATGTATTTGATATTAGGTTTTTCTGTATTTGGAGAAATTAATCATGTTGTTTTTATAGATAGAATTTATAAAAATAAAAGGTATTTTACAAGACTTGAAGAACACGAACAAGTAAATGATTATTGGAAGATAACTAACACTTGTTATGAATCAAATAATTATTATTCCTTAGGAAAGAAAATTTCTTTAAAAGAGGTTAATGATTGGAAAAATATTAAAGAAGCTGAAGTAATTAAGGTTGATTTTCCTTTATTTTCTTATTTTAAAAATCCTACTGCAAATAATTTAGATTTACAATCTTTTGAAGGAGTTTCTTGTTTTTCTAGAGCTTTATCTTTAATTCAAGATGCAGACGAACAATATCAAAGAATTTTATGGGAATTTAAAGGAACAGAAATTGCAATAGATGCTGATATAACTGTTGTTAAACAAAATGGAGAGCTTCCTCATGGTAAAGAAAGGTTATTTAGAAATCTAGGTTTGGACCAAAAAGATGGTTTTTATGAGGTTTTTAGTCCTGATATTAGAGATTCATCTTTATTTAATGGTTTAAATAAAATTTTAAGAAGAATTGAATTTACAGTAGGTCTTGCTTATGGAACTATTTCAGAAGTTGACCAAGTGGAGAAATCTGCTACTGAAATTAAGGCTTCTAAACAAAGAAGTTATTCAACTGTTGTAGATATTCAAAAAGAACTTCAAAAAACTTTAGAAAACTTAATAAATGTAATTAATTTTTATTTGAATTCTAATTATGAAGCAAGTTTTTCTTTTGATGATTCTTTAGTGGTTGACGCAGAATCTGAACAAAAGATAAGACTTCAAGAAGTTTCTATGGGATTAATTAAACCTGAAGAATATCTAATGTGGAGATATGGAGTTACAGAAAAAGAAGCTCAGAAAATGATGCCTGAAGTTATAGAAGATGAAGAGGAGACTGAAGAAGAATGAAAGTTTTAAAAGTTATTTTTAAATCTGGAGTTATTTATGATTATCCGATAGAAGATGAGATTGAAATTAAAGATAATAAAATAGTTATTAAAAATAAAGATGATTATGCTGAAATATGGTTGAATTCTGTTGCATCTTATGTGGTGATTTATAATGTTAACACCGAAGTACATGAAAAAACTTCCTGATAATATTCAAGGATATTATAGGAATTTAGAAGACAGAACTTTAAAAGATATTGTAAAGCGTATAAACGCTTCTTGTACGATTGCAGAAACTACGTCTGAAATGAGAATTCAGTCGTTATTAAATCTTGGATATGATTTAAAAGATATTAAGAAAGAATTAAGTAAAGATTTAGATATAACGGCTCATAAATTAGGAAGTTTAGTTAATCAAGCTGGTTTAAAATCTTATGCTGAAGATGCTAAATTTTATGCAATTGGTGGTAAAAAATTAAAAGAAAATCCTGCGGTTTTAAAAATGATTGATACTATGAGTAAATCTTCTGTTGAGGATTTAAATAATTTAACTGGAACTGTAGGTCTTGCTGGAAAGCCTCTTGAGAAATGGTATAAGGAAACTTTAAATCAAGCGGTTATTGATATAACTTCAGGAACTTATGCAAGAAATGAAGTTATGAGGCGTGTTGTTAAAGATATTGGAGATAAAGGTCTTGAATATATAGAATATTCATCTGGAAGAAATTTTTCTGTAGAAGCCGCGGTTAAAATGAATCTAGTTTCTAGTGTGAATCGTTTATCTGCTGAAATTTCTTTAAAAAATGCTGAAGAAATGGACCAGGATTTAATGGAATTAACTGCTCACGCTGGAGCAAGGCCAACTCATCAAGAATGGCAAGGTCAAATTGTTTCTTTAAGTGGAAATCCTGATTATTTATCTTTAAATGATATTGGTTATGGTTCTGCTGAGGGATTTATGGGAGTAAATTGTCGCCATAATTGGTACCCTTATTTTCCTGGGAAAAGTAAAAGATTCTGGGACGATGAAACCTTAGAAACTTTTAAGTATAAAGGAAAAACTTATGATGAACATTCTGCTTACCAAAGACTTAGAAATTTAGAAAGAACTGTGAGAAAGCATGAAAGAAAAGCTAAATTATTTAATGCTATTGGAGATAAAGAAGCAGAAACTACTGAAAAAGTTAAGGAACAAATTGTTAAACAAGAACAAAAAAAATTCAAAAAGGTTATAAAAAATAACGAAACATGTTATAATATAATTACACCAAAGAGTGAAGAAAAATTATTAAAGAATTCAAAGAAAAACTGGAAGAAATTGATGAATAGTGAACAAAATGCAATGGTTGAATATTCTGGGCCTCATTATGGTATAACAAATAGATATTTAAGAAATGCTTTATATTCTGATGATGATATTGAATGGGATAAAACAGCTCAAAGAGTTAAAGAAATTGACAGAGCTTTATCTAGAAACAAATTGGGAGATAATTTGGTTTTATATAGAGGCGTAAAAAGAGAAGAATTTGAGTGGTGGTTAAAAAATGATACATTAGATGCTTATAAAAGCAGTTCTATAAGTAAATCAGTAGCAAACCAATTTGATGCTAATTATCAAATTATTATCAATGCACCCGCAAAAACACAAGGTTTTTATTTAGGAGATTTTTCAGATTTTTCTTCTGAAAAAGAGTTTTTAATTAATAGAAATCAAAAGTATAAAATATTAAAACAAGAAATTGGGATTCTGGAGGTGGAAATATTATGACAAGAAAAGAAGAGTTAAGACTTTTACATGATAAGTCTAATTATTTAAATTATAAAAATGGAAAATTTATAAGTAATAAGTATTCTAAAGAAGAACTTGAAGAAAAAAGAAAATATTTTGAAAGTAAAATTCCAAAAAATGTATCTAAAAAAAGATGGTTCTATGAAATTAAAAGAATATTCGAATTAAGTAAATATTTTAGTGATTATCCAGACTCTGGATTATCAAGATTAGAATTTATTTTAGAAACCGGTAATCTTTGATATATAGGAGGATTGAATATGACACTTAAAAATGCAATTTATGGGCTCGCCCTTGGAGATGCTTTAGGTGTTCCTTTTGAATTTAAGGAGCGAGGGACTTTTACTTGTAGTGATATGGTAGGTTGGGGTACTTGGAACCAAGAACCAGGAACCTGGTCTGATGATACAAGTATGACTTTAGCTACTTGTAAATCTATTCAAGAAAAGGGATATATTGATACAAACGATATACGAGATAAATTTAAACAATGGGCATTTGAAGATAAATTTACGACTAATGGAAAAACTTTTGATATAGGCAATACAACTTATGAGGCTTTAAGTTTGGGATATGGTTTAGATGATTTTAATTCTAATGGGAATGGATCTTTAATGAGGATTTTACCCTTAGCTTTTGTAGATGTTACAGATGAAGAAATTGAAGCAGTGTCAGCTATTACACATGCTCATGAAATTTCTAAAAAAGCTTGTGTAAAATATGTTCATATTGCTAGAGAATTGGTTAATGGTAAACGTGATTTATTAAATAAATTTGATATTAATTATCCTATTATTTCAGATGGATATGTGGTAAATACATTAAATGCTGCTATGTTTTGTATCAAAACTTCAAATTCTTATGAAGAAGCGGTATTAAAAGCGGTTAATCTTGGAGATGATACAGATACAACAGCAGCCGTGACAGGAGGACTTGCTGGAATTATATGGGAGGTTCCTAAAAAATGGATAAATAAATTAAAGAATAAAGAATATATTGACGAATGTTTATTTTGACCTAAGCAAGTCGTAAAACTGTTTAAAATCTCCTTCGTTTTAGTCCTAGACATGACGTAAAAAGGTCTTTTTTGTGTGGGAATATGGCAGAGTTAGGTAATGCGGTATTAATTAATGCGTCACACATAGGTTCAAATCCTATTATTCCCGCCATTTTGGTTGTAGGACCTAAACCTACATAACTCTATTAGTATTGGTGATACTTAAAATTAACCTGAGGAGGAAATAATGAAAAAAGAAGAACTATTGGAATTAGGATTAACTGAAGAACAAATACAAGGAGTTTTCAAGTTAAATGGTCAAGATATTAATTCTATTAAGTCAGAAAGAGACAATTTAAAATCTGAACTTGAGGTTGCAAATAATAAAATTTCTGATTTTGAAAAAATTAATGTTGATGAAATCAAATCTGAAGTTGAAAAATATAAAAATGAAATTTCTGATTTAAAACTTAACCACTCTATTGAAAATTCTCTAATGAAATTTAAAGTTAAGAATCCTAAAGCGGCTAAAGCACTATTGGATATGGAAGCTCTAAAGAATTCTAAAAATTTTGATTCTGATTTAGAAAATCAAATTAAGTCAATGAAAGAATCTGATTCATATTTATTTGAAGTTGAAGGAAGCTCAGTTGGTGGAGCTGGTTCTGTAAATGAACCTAATATTAAAGATATGACTTACTCTCAAATGATGGAATATTTAGAAAAGAATCCAGGTGCTAAAATTTAAGGAGGAATAATATGCCAGCTATTTTTGATTCAAAATATTTTAATGCGGAAGTTTTTGGGAAATACGTAGAAACGATTCCAAAACTAAAGAGAAACGAACTTTTAAAATCTGGAGCTATTGTAGTTAATGACAGAATTAAATCCATGTTATCTGAACAAACTGGAGGAAATATTGTAACTACACCAATGCTTGGATTAATTGGTGGAAAACCAGTAAATTATGATGGTAACACTGATATTGAAGATAATTCTACAAAAACATTTTCTCACACAAGAGTTGTTGTAGGTCGTGCAAACGCTTGGACTGAAAAAGATTTTTCTTATGATATTACAGGCGGAGTTAATTTTATGGACAATGTTGCAAGACAAGTTGCTGGTTATTGGGACGATATAGACCAAGACACACTTCTTGCAATTCTTGATGGTATTTTTGCTATGACTGGAACTGAAAATAAGAAATTTGTTGACGCTCACACTTTAGATATTACTAAAGAAAAAGATGCTAATAAGTTTGGAGTTACAACTTTAAATAATGCTTTACAAAAAGCAGTCGGAGAAAATAAACAATCATTTTCTCTTGCTATTATGCACTCACAAGTTGCAACTAATCTTGAAAATCTTCAACTTTTAGAATATCTAAAATATACTGATGCGAATGGAGTTACTAGAAACCTTCAAATGGCAACTGTAAATGGTAGAACTATTTTAATTGATGATTCTATGCCAGTTACAGAAGTTACTGATGCAGGTGGAAATTATACAGCTTATACAACTTATGTACTTGGAAATAGTGCTTTTGAGTTAACTAATGCTGGAGTTAAGGTTCCATTTGAAATGGATAGAAATCCAAAAGTTAATGGTGGTCAAGATACTCTATATTCAAGACAAAGAAATTGTTTTGCCCCTTATGGAATTTCTTTCACTAATAAGAAAATGACTTCTCTATCACCTACTGATGATGAGCTTAAGAATGGAGTTAACTGGACTTTAGTTGCTTCAAATGATGGCGAAACTATAAACCATAAGGCAATTCCAATCGCAAGAATTATCACAAGAGGCTAATTATGAGAGAATTTTACAAGAGATTAATTGACTATTACACATTTAACAGAATTGATTATTCTGATGAGAATATGAAATCTCTTGTAGATGAATGTATAGCTCAATTAATGAGTTTAGATGAGAATTTAAAGGATAAAGTGGCCAAGTTTGATTCGGATGGTAAAAAGTCCGAATCTATTGGCTCACAAAAGGTTGAATATTTAACTCTAGATATTGATAAAATCGCAAGTCTTGAAAGAAGAAATGAAAGTAAAATTTATAAAATAATTAAGGTTTATTTTGGCCATACTGGTTTGATGTATAGAGGTGTTATAAATGCTAACGAATTGTGATGTTACTATTTATAATAAATATATTGAGAATAGGGAAACTAAATATAAAAAATCTTATATAAAAAACGTTCATTGGGAAGATTCTGAAGGATTTAATATTTTACAATCTGGTTTAACTTCTGCTGATAAATCTAAAATTTATATTCCATTTTATTCTTGTGGAGATTATAAAACACCGATTGAATTTAAAAAATCTAAAGAAGGTTTTACTTTAAAATCTGAAGATGTGATTGTTAAAGGTCTTATTAAAGATGAATTTACAACTATTAAGGATTTAGAGAAAAATTATGATTATGTTAGATTAATTACTACAGTTGATGTTAGAGATTATGGTTCTGAAAATATGAAACATTTTGAGGTGGGTGGAAAATGATATTTTTTAAAGATTTTATTCTTGATGCTAAAAGAGATTTTACACCGGCTCAAAGATTTATTGATTCAGAATGTATGAGACTTATGGACCCATACACGCCATTTGATAAAGGAACTCTAAAATCTGCACCTAATATTCAATCAGGTGGAGGTAAAATCGTCCAGCAAACACCTTACGCAAAACGTTGGTACTATGAAAAAGCTAATTTTCATGAAGCACCCCGCCGTGGAAATAAATGGTTTGCTCGAATGGTTGAAAATCATAAAAAAGATATTTTAGCAGGAGCCGCAAAGATACTTGGAGTTAAAAATGAAAAAAATTGAAGCTATTAGAAAATATTTTGATAAATGCCCATTATTAGATGAAGAAGCTAGAATAAATATTGATTATATTGGAAATGAGGTTGTAGAATATGCAATTTATTCTGAGCCTATAAATCCTATATATAAAGAATATGTAGATGGAGGAAAAATAAAGCAATTTGGTTTTACCTTTACTACTATGAATTATTATTCTGCTGAAATTTTACAGCAATTAGAAAATTCAAACTTTTTTGAAGATTTTCAAAAATGGATTGAGGATAATAACAAGAATTATATTTTACCTGAGGTTAAAGGAGCAATTAAAATTGAAATTTTAACTAATGGATTTTTGTTAGACGCTGAAGCTGATAAGGCAAAATATCAAATACAATTAAAACTTATTTATAAGGAGGATTAATAAGAATGAATGAAAAGAAATTAGTTCAAAGAGCCGACAAAGTTGCTTTTATGAAGGTTAAAGATAAGTTTGAAAGAATGCAAGGTTTTACTGGAATGAGTACTTCCAAAAACCCTAAAGAATATACAAGACAATATGTAGACGAACTTTTTGAAACTACTGATGTTGTTGGTATTTCTGCTTCTATTGAATTTGCGTTTGACCAATTTGTTGGAAATCCAGTTCACGATAAACTTACTGAAATGATCGATAACGAAGTTGTTGGTACTGATGCAGTTGTAGAAATTATGGTTGTAGATTTTACTAAAAAAGGTTCTGCTGAGGGTGAATTCCAAGCTAGAACTAGAAAATATTCAGTTATCCCAAATACTGAAGGTGGTTCATTAGATGCTTACACTTATGAAGGTACTTTTAGAGTTAACTCTAATACTGAAAAAGGAACAGCAACTTCTACTGATAAATTCTTAACAGCAGAATTTAAAAAAGCAGAATAATTTATAAATTAACCTGAAACAAAAAATGAGGTGAACAATTAAATGACTAAATTTAAATTTAGAGACAATACTTTAAAATTAGAAATTGAAGATAAAACATATAATGTTGATATATCAAATTTTGAGCAATCCGAAAAGCTTATAACAATTGCAAAAGATGCAGTAAAAATCGGGGAACAAGGTAATTCAACTGAAACAGTTGAAACTATGATAAGAATGATCGAAGAAGCAATTGATACTATTTTAGGTAACGGTGCAACTAAAGATATTTTCCAAAATAGAAAAATTAATTTATTAGATTTACTTGATCTACTTGGTCATATTACAGATGAAATTACAGAGTTTAGGTCTAACAAACTCGAAAGGATTTATTCGGTAAATCGTAAAAATGAACTTGTTAATTGATGGAGTCCCTAAAGAAATATATATAGATTCTCTAAAGTATAATATTAATTATGATTTTAGATATGGACTTCTATTTGAAGAACTTATGAATGACACTACAATTTCTGATTCAGAGAAATTTACCTTAGCAGTTAAATTATATTTAGAAAACCAATACGTGGAAAATTATGAAGAGGCGATAACTCAAATCTTTAATTTCTATTTATGCGGAGCAACACCTCGCAAACCAAAGAAGAAAAAAAGAGAAAATCCGGTGTTTTCTTATGAGGAAGACGCTGGATTAATATTTGCAGCTTTTAAAGAGGTTTATAATATCGATCTTGTAGAAGATAAAATTCACTGGTGGAAATTTAGAGCTTTATTTGATGCTTTACCTGATACTTGTCAGTTTAGAAAGGTTGTAGGATATAGAGCAATTGAAATCAATCAAAATATGACAGATTCTCAAAAGAAGTTTTATAAAGAAATGAAAAAAATTTATGCTTTGGAAGATAAAAGAACTTTAGAAGAAAAAGAAGCTGATTTTGCAGAAATATTATTTTAAAGATTGAAATAAATTCCTTAGAATGATAGTATATGTCCTTATAAAGGAGGATGCTTCAATGTTTAAAAATATTAAATTTAAAACATCTAAAACGTTTGAAAAACTTGGATTAAATAACTTATGGGATAAATTTGATATGGATGAAAAAGAATTTATATATAATTCTTATCTCTCGGTGGGAATGGATATTTTAAATCATTATTTTTTAGATAGTTCACAACTACATTTTATATGGAATATGATTATGTGGTTTCAATCAAAAAGAAAAGATGAAACGACTCAAAAAATTATAAGTTATGTGAACACCTATAATATTTATGAAAAATCAAATGATATAGAGGACAAACATTTTTACCTAATACAAGTAATTCAATATTATTATCACCCTAGAAGTCCAGAAATACACAATTCTTTGTTAGCAAAAAAATATGCCTATGAAGATATAGAACTATTTACTAAAAATGTCAACATTTTTAAAAGTGCTGGAACGATTGCACGAGATCCATCTTTTAAAATTTTAGCCTTAATCTTAGAAAAAGAAAAAAACTATAAAGAGGCAATAAGAATTTGTGAATTAGCTTTAAAATATGAACAAGATGACGGGACTAAAAGCGGTTTTGAAGGTCGAATGGAAAAATTAAATAAAAAACTATGAATAAGTTTAGAAAAATTCTAAACTTATTTTTTTGTGCAAAAAGGAGGTGAATTAATGGCAAGCGATGGAAAATTAGTATTTGATACCAAAATTGATGATTCGGGATTTAAACAAGGTCTTGGAAAGCTTAAAGGAATTGCTGGAAAAGGAGCAAAACTTGCAACGGCCGCAATTGCTGGAGTGACCACAGCTCTTGTTGCAGTGGGCACAGCATCTGCAAAAGTGGGTTCTGAATTTGAAGCTGGAATGAGTCAAGTTGCAGCTACTATGGGAATGACACAGCAAGAAATCCAAGCTGGTTCTAAAGAATTTAAGAAACTTGAATCTGCAGCAAGAGAGATGGGGGCAACTACAAAATTTTCAGCAACTCAAGCTTCAGAGGCTTTGAATTATATTGCTCTCGCTGGTTATGGTGCAGATGATGCGATAAAATTACTTCCAAAAACCTTAAACTTGGCAGCAGCTGGTGGGCTTGAACTTGGTTATGCAACTGATATTGTAACCGATGCGATGTCTGCTTTAGGTCTTGAAATAAAAGATGCTGATTCTTTCATAGACCAAATGGCAAAAACTTCTCAAAAATCTAATACAAACGTTGGTCAACTTGGAGAAGCAATTCTTACTGTTGGTGGAACTGCTAAAGACTTAGCTGGAGGAACTGTTGAATTAAATACCGCTCTTGGTATCTTAGCTAATAATGGTATTAAAGGAGCTGAAGGCGGTACTAAACTTAGAAACGTAATTATGAGTTTAACAGCCCCAACTGATAAGGCTGGAAAAGCTATGGCAGCTCTTGGAATTTCTGCTTATGATGCAGAAGGAAACATGAGACCTCTTCAAGATGTATTTAAAGATATTAACCTTGAAATGGCTAATATGACAACTCAAGAGAAAAAAGAATGGTTAAATACTGTTTTTAATAAACAAGATTTAGCAGCGGTTTCTGGATTATTAGCTGCAAATGCAGTTAATATTGATGATATTTCAACGGCCTTGGAGGCAGCTGGTGGTCCTGGAGAAGAATTTAAAGAAAATATTGCAGCTCTTGGAAAAGAATTTGACCAATTTTCTGATAAACAAGATTTTGTAAATCATGTTATGGAATCTTTTGGTTTAACCTCTGAGCAAGCTGGGATTCTTTATGAAGGTTTAAAATCTTCTTTAGAAGGAAGCACTTGGGAACAATTAGCAGCAGAAATTGAAAATTCTAAAGGCGCTGCGGAAGGAATGGCAAACGTTATGAATGATAATTTACAAGGCGATATTACTAAAATGAAATCCGCCTTGGAAGAATTATCAATTTCATTTTATAAAACTTTTGATACAAGTTTAAGAGAATCCGTTCAAACAGCGACTGGTTATGTTGATAAATTATCCCTTGCGATGCGTGGAATTAATGCTGATGAATTATCAAGTTCTTTAGATGCGGCTGGTATTAGCGTTGATGGTCTTAATATAAATCTTGTTGAAGCAGTTTTAAAAATGGATCAGTTTGATTCTAAAGCTGATTATGTTTCAATGGCCATGGAGAGATGGGGATTATCATCAGAACAAGCTTCAACGTTATTTGATACCCTTTCAAATTCTTTAGAAAATTCAGGAAATAAAGCTCAAATTGTAGGAGAGGTTTTAGGTCAAACTATTTCTGATTTAGTAACAAGAGCCGCGGAAGCTTTACCTCAATTTTTAGAACTAGGAATAAATATTACTAAAAATCTTTTAGATGGACTTTCACAAAATATTCCACAAATAACTGATTCAGCAATTCAAATAGGAACGACTTTATTAGAAGGTTTAGGAGATATTGCAGTTCAATTTTTAGATATTGGTCTTACAATTATTGAAAATTTAATGACCGGAATTGGTCAGAATGCACCGCAAATTATAGAAACTATGATTGATATTGTAGTTAAACTTGGAGACACGATAATTTCACATGTCCCTCAATTACTAGAAGCCGGCGCTCAATTATTATTAGGTCTTGCTCAAGGTTTAGCTGATAATTTACCAACGATTATTGAACAAGCACCTAGACTTATTAATGAATTTACAAATGCCTTAATAGGACAAATTCCAATGCTAATAAAAGTTGGTTTTCAAATAATAGTAACTTTAGCAAAAGGATTAATTGAAGCAATTCCAACTTTAATTGCTAATATTCCACAAATAATTATGGCAATAATAAATGCCTTTACTTTAGCCAAGTTTTTTACTATTGGTACAAACATAATTATGAAAATTGGAGAAGGTATTACAAAATCGCCTGAATTAATCGGAAATGCAATAAAAACTCTACTTGAAAATGGAACTAAATTTATAACGAATTTTGCAGAAACCTTATATTTAAAAGGAAGTTATTTAATTGAAAAATTAGCAGGTGGAATTTCAGGAGGAGCTGGAAACATTGCAAAAGCAGCTGGAACAATTATTAAAAATATTGTTTCTGGAATTGTTACTGGAGCAATTGAACTTGTAAAAGCTGGTTTTGAAATTATAAAAAGTCTTGCTTCTGGAATCACTGAAAACTTACCAAATCTTATAGAGGTTGGGAAAAATATAATAAGTTCAATAGGTAATTTTATTTCTGAAGGAATTCCAGCTTTAATCGAAAAAGGCCCTGAAATTATTAATGCTCTTATTTCAGGAATAGCATCTGCAGCTGGAGCTTTAGTTTCTAAAGGTGCAGAAATAATTGGAAGTTTTATTGAAGGAATTAAAGGAAAATCTGGAGAATCTGAAGCAGCTGGAACTGAAATCACAACTTCAGTAAACGCTGGACTTTCCAAAGGAAAAGAAGAGGCTTCAAAGTCTGGTTCTGATTTAGGTTCTAATTATGCTAAAGGAATTAAAAGTTCTCAATCTACAGTAGAATCTGGAGCAAAAACTTTAACGAGTTCTGCGAAAAAAGGTTTAGAAACTGGTAAAAATGATATTTCAAAAGTTGGTACTGAAACAGGAAAAACTTATGCCGATAAGACTAAAGAGAAAAAATCTGATTCTGAAAACTCTGGTAAAGAGTTAGGAAAATCTGCGGTAAAAGGTGCAAGTGAAGCATCTAAAGAAATGAGTAAATCAGGCCAAACCGCTGGAGATGAATTTGTTAAAGGTATAAAATCAAAATCTTCTGATGCTAAAAATGTTGGTTCTGAAATTTCAAAGTCTCTTGCTTCTGGAGTTACTTCTTCTAAATCTGAAGTTGATAATGCAGTTAAAAAAATAATTCAAGATGCTATAAATGCAATTCAAAATAAGAAAAATGAATTCCAAACTAAAGGTCAAGAACTTATTAAGGAACTTGCTAGAGGTTTTGATAATGCGAAAAGTCAAGTTGATAATAATTTAAAAAGAATACTTCAAAATTGTGTTAATGCTGGAAATTCTTATAAAAGTCAATTTGTTAGTGTTGGTAGGAACTTAGCGAGTGGTATTGCTCAAGGTATTTCTTCAGGTTCTGGAGCAATTCAAGCTGCTGCTAGAAATGCGGTTAGAAATGCGGTTAATGCAGCAAAGAGAGCTGGTCAAATTAGGTCACCATCTAGACTTATGAAAAAAGAAGTTGGATTTTATTTATCTGCTGGTATGGCCGAAGGTATTAAATCTGGAGAACCTTTAATTGAAGATGCGAATAAAAACTTAATTTATAAGGCAGAAGCTCAACTTAAAAAACTCGTTGAAAGAGGCGCCAGTCAAGATGTACTTAAGAATTATCTTGGAAAAAATATTGAAGATGCCGTGAAATATGGAAACTTATTATTGAATCAATCTAATTTAGATTTTAATAATTATAATTCAAACTTTAAATTAATTGACAAAATAAAAGATGAAATTAATATGAGTAAAAATCTAATTGAAGATGCTTTTGAAGATGTACAATTGAAATTTAAAATTGATAATATTTTAAATTTACCAAATACTCAAAAAACAAACAATGATTATAAACCGATTGCAATTAATATTTACGGAGCTAATTTTAACGATAGAAATCAAGCTAGAGATTATGGAAGGGAATTAAATGCTCAAATAGAAAGAGAGAGAAGACGTTATGGCGGATAAAAAAATTTTAGGAGATTCTTTTGAATTCAGAGGAATTAATTTTCTTGAAAAATTTAATATGAAGGTGGTAAAAGTTGATTATATTTTACCACCAAAAAGAGAACGTAAAATTCAAATCCCAAGAAGAAACGGCCGTTATGATTATGGAGCTGAATGTTGGGAAGAAAGAATTATCAGAATTGAATGTGATATTTTAAAACCTTTAGAGCGATCTGAACTTAGAGAAATTTCTATGGTTTTAGGAAGTAAAGGTAAATTATATTTATGGGATGAGCCTGATAAATTTTATGTTGGAGAAATTTATGAAGGTGGAGAGATTTTTGAATTTCCAAAGGCAAATATAAGAACCTTTACCTTAGAATTTATTTGCGAACCTTTTGCTTATAGAGAAACTTCTTTTGTAGATATTAAAAACGGTCTAAATAAAATTGAATATCAAGGAACTTTTAAAGCGCCTTGTCAAATTGTTTTAGAAAGCGAAGAAGTTTTACAAAATATAACGATCAATACAACTTATAGGAGGAAATAAAAATGTATGCTACAAATTATTTAGAAAAATCATTTTTAAATATTATGAAAAATATAACTTTAACAGCACCGAATGAAGTTTATGCTGGATTATATATAACAAACCCTGGAGAAGAAGGTAAAGGTGTTGAAGTTAATTATAAAGGTTATGAAAGACAAGTTATAAAATTTAATAATGCTTCTGAATCCGATGGCCAAATTCAAATAAAAAATTTAAATCAAATTAATTTTCCACAATCATCAACGGATGCCGGAACAATAACTTATATTGGAATTTCTGATTCAAAACTTGGTGGGAACATGCTTGCTTATGGAAAATTAGTTGAAGATTTAGATATAAGAAGTGGAGAATCCCCAGTATTAATGGCTGAAGAAGTTGTTGTTTTCTCAACTGGTCAATTATCCAAAACTTATAAGAAAAAATTACTTCATGTTTTTAAAGGAGAATCTATTCAAGGAGTGCAACCTCATCTTGCTTTATTTAATGGAAATCCTGAAAACGGAGGCGCTGAACTTCTTGGAGATAATTATGAAAGAGTAGCAATAGAATTTAAATCCCCCGAAGAAAGTTCTTCTGGTCAATCAATTATTTCAAATTCAAATGAAGTAATTTTCAATAGGCCTTCTACTGATTGGGGAGTATGGAATTTTACAGCGGTTATGGATAACAAAACAAATGGCGAGCCTATATGGATTTATGATAGAGGAATTGTAAAAGAACTTAAAAGAGGTTACATGCCAAAAGCTGATATAGGAGCCTTAAAGTTCGCAATTAACTAAATTGAGGTGATTAAATGAATAATTTAAAACCTTTTAATTTATCTGGTTTTAATATTGCAGGTTCACACGATGAAGAGATTGAAATTTCAGTTTATTGTTATGAAAAATACGAAACTACAATAAATTTTTCTAAAAATACTTTATTAACTGTAACTTGTAATGAAAGACTATCTAATAATATTAAATTAACGTTATCAATTCCTGAGAATATTGATTTAGAAGCAGATTTAGGAGTAATTCCTAAATTAGAGTTTTTTATAAATCTTGGAAGTAATTTTAAAGAAAGTATTTTGAGTAAAGTAAAACTTGCTGAAAATATTGATTTTGAAATTGATGTTAATAATGATTTTAAAGTTTCTTGTTATATAGGTTTAGATTCTACATTTGATTTTAATCTTTTTGAAAATGTATATATTAAAGGTTCAACTTTTGGAAAAAATATTTTAATCAAAGATTATGTTAATTCTGAGGAGCTTTTAACTAATTTAAAATCAAGTGTTTTAAATAATTGGATAACTAAAATTAATGCGTTTGGTAAAAGAATTGAAATAGATTCTGATAAATATACAGTCTATATTGATGAAGAAAATGCTTTAGATAAATTTTCAGGGGATTGGATTTATCTTTCTAGAGATATTGAATCTATTGAAATTTCTTCTTCTAATAATAAAAAAATTAAAGGGAAAATTATTTTTAGGGAGCGATTCTTATGATTCTTGAAGTTTTTGATAAAAATTTAAAAAGAATTGCATATTTAGAAAATGCTTTTGATATTGTAGAAGATATTAAGATTAATTCTATAAATTATCTTAATTTTAAAATCCCTAATAATGATTCTAAAGTAAAACTTTTAAAGCCCTTTTATTATGTAAAATGTAATGAAAATTTATATAGGATTTTACCAAAAGTTGTAGAAACTAAAGAAATGGAAGTTTTAAGTATTGAATGTGAGCATGTTTTAGCAACACTTTTAAATGATGTAATTTTTGGAAATGTAATTATAGGAAATTTAGGAACTTATACAAAAGAGGTTCTTGAATTTATCCTAAAGAAACAAAGGATTAAAAACTGGAAATTAGGCAGATGTGATTTTTCAAGACAATTCGAATATTGCTGGGAAAATGAAAATTTAGCTTCTGCTTTATTTTCCATTCCAAAACCCTTAGCTGAAGATTATATGTGGACTTTTGAAACTGAAAATTATCCATGGACCATTAATTTAATTAAATTAGATAAGTCTAAAAAACCCGATGCTTATATTCATTCAAAAAAGAATTTATTAAGATTAACTAAAAGTTCAGACCCTAAACAATTATTTACAAGAATTTATCCATTAGGTTATGGAGAAGGAATTAATCAATTAACAATAAAAGATATAAATAATGGAAGTCCTTATTTACAAAGTCCTCAAAATATTATTGATAAATATGGAATAATTGAAACAATCTGGATTGATAGAAGATATGAAAATGCAGAAAGTTTACGAGATGCTGCGAAAGCAATGCTTGAAGAATTTCAAGAGCCTTTAATGGAATATGAACTTGATTATCAAGCAATAGATATAAGAGAAAAATTAAATCTTGGAAGTAAAGTCACAATAATAGACGAAGATGAATCTTATAATGATTTTGTAGTTGGAATTCGTTACGAATACGATGATATTAAAAGAACTACAATTACAATTGCCAATAAGTCAAGAACTGTTGCTACAAGTATTGCAGATTTAGCCGATCGACAAAGAATCGAAATGACTTATTCTCAAGGAGCTACTCAACTTTACGCTCAATCTCTACAAGTTAACGCTGATTCAAAACATGGTGCAGAAATTAACTTTTTTATCCCAAATGAAATGAGAGTTATAAATAAGGTTGTAGCGAAAGTAAAGCTTGAATCTTTTAGAGCTTATTCCAAAGCAACCGAAGGTGGAGGAGGTTATGTTGATTCAACTTCTGCTGGAGGAGGAGATTATGGTTCAACTTCTGCTGGAGGAGGAGATTATGGTTCAACTTCTGCTGGAGGAGGAGATTATGGAACTACTCACGGTGCAACTGATGTCGATCAAAGTATGGTTACAGTAAATGTTGAAGGTGGGGGCAAAGGTTATGTTCGTTTTATGCAAACACATTATCACGAGCACAATCTCAGAATTGAAGACCATTCTCATAGTTTTAGTATTTCAGACCATTCTCATAGTTTTAGTATTCCCGACCATAAACACACAATAACAATTCCAAATCATGAGCATAGAATAGTCCCTGGAATATATACTTTTGGTTCACCTAAATGGTTTGAAATAAAAGTTAATGGCAAATCAAGAGGTTATATTAGTTCTACAAATTGGGAATATGATGTTACCAAATATTTATTAGATAATAAAAAAAGAATTTCAAGAGGAAGTTGGCAATCAATAGAAATTATACCTGATGACTTGGCTTATATTTCTATAGATTTAATGTTACAAGGTTTTGTTCAATCAAGAGGTGATTATACAGTATGAAAAAAATGTACAAAGGAAAAGTTAATAGTCCTGCTACTTTACTTGTTGAAACGATTGATTCTAGTGTTACAAGTATAAAAGTAGCAGATGGAGCAGTTTTTCCAGAAGGTCCAAATGTTGCAGTTATTGGAACCGATGGGAATGCTGAAACAATAAAATATGAAAGTATAAATGGAAATATTTTAGTAGGTTGTGTTAGAGGTTTTCAAGGTAAAGCTTCAGTTTGGGATAAAGACACAATTATTGCTAGAAATTTTACTGAATATGATTTAAATGCTTTACAAGAAAATATTTTAGAATTGGATAATAATAAAGTTGATAAAGCACCAGGTCAAGGATTAATTTCAGATTCTGAAAAAAATAAACTCGCAAATATAGAAGACGAAGCAAATAAATATGTGCATCCGAATAGTCACCCCGCAGGTATGATAACTGAAAATAGTTCTAAAAGATTTGTATCTGATTCTGAAAAAGAAAAATGGAATGATAAGGTTAGTCAATCTCAAATAACAGGAGATGTAAATGCTTCAGGTTCCGATAAGGTTTATCATGTTGATTTTATCAAAAAACAGTTTAATTCATTAGATAGTAATAAAGCTGATAAAAATAAAATCCCAACTAAAATTTCGCAATTAATTAATGATAAGACCTTTAAAACAGAATCAGAAATTCAAAGTTTAATTAATAATTCTACAAAACTTAAAAAAGAAGTTGTCACTTCTTTACCTTCCACTGGAAAAGAAGATGTTATTTATCTTTTAAAAAATAAGAATGACACTAATAATTATTACACTGAATATATGTGGATTAGTGGAAAATGGGAAATTATTGGAGATACTAAAGTTGATTTAAGCGATTATGCAAAAAAGACTGAGATACCTAAAAATATATCAGAATTACGAGAAGATTCAAATCATAGAACTGTTACAGATTCTGAAAAAGAAAAATGGAATAAAAAGATAGGTAAAAATGATATTGTCAATAATCTAATAGACGGTGGGATTGAAAAAGCTTTATCAGCAGAACAAGGGAAAGTTTTATTTGAAAATATAAAAAATAATAAAGGTTCTTTAAAAGAAGTAGTAGTGCCTATTGTTTCTGATACCAAAAATAAAAATGGACAAGAAGTAACTTTTTGGACAGATGGTAAAATGGTGTTTTACTTTATTCAATTAAATATCGTTAACTCAGATTCTAATGTTAGGGGTTTTCACGCCACAATACCAGTTGGATTTAGAGGTAAAAAATTAAAAATAATCCCTCAAATAATAATGCCTGTTCAATGCTATGGAACAACGCTAACATCGACAGTTGCCGTAGTATTTAATGAGTTTTCTATATATGTAGAAGGGACGAATAATAAGCCCAGAGAAGTACACTATTTTGGATTTTATCCACTTGATGCGGAGGTATAAACTTGAGTTTAAAAATTGGAAAAGTAATTAACGAAAATGGAGAAGTTATTGAAACAGTTGCTTACGATGAGCATACAGAAGAGATATATAAATATGTATTAAAAGAAAACGAAACATTAATTAAAACAAATATTGTTGATGTTCTTTTAAAACCCAAATGGAACTTTGAAAAATCATTATGGATAGAAACGGCAACAGAAGCTGAAATCAAGGAATATGAAAAAAATATAATTAAAGAAAATCTAAATACAATAAGTGTTGAGGAAAGGCTAGAAGCGACAGAAAAGGCTGTTGCTGATGTAATTATGATGATTGGAGGAATGTAAAATGGCAATGTTTATAGCTTTAAGGTTATTAGATGGTACTTTTAAATACAAGAAGATTTTTGGTTTTAAAAGGTTTTTGGTTTACAAGGAAGATACTGACGCTATTCTTGTTGCAGAGGGCAGGCAAGACTTGATTGAGGAGATATAAGTTATGGAAATAGATTTAAAACAACTAGTTGAAGCTTACGGAAGAATAGGTCACATAAGCCATTATCACATCTTCATTATATCTGTGATAGTTGACATCATAAGCGGATATATTAAAGCAGGCATCACAAAAGACTTAGACAGTAAAGTTGGTTTAAAAGGGATTTTAAAGCACTTGTCAGTGGTTGGTCTTGTTTTCCTTGTTTGTCCTTATTTATGGCTACTAGGTTATGGTGGTATAGCAGTATTTTTAATTTACTCCATCACTTTGACTTATGGGATATCCATAGTAGAAAATTACGATGTGATTTGTCCTGGCACTCTACCCAAGTGGCTGGGACAATTCTTTAGACGCACGAAAGATGACATTGACAAAATGGATATTAGAGATTTAAAAAGGATTGATAAAGAATGAAATTTTTATTTAGACCGATAAGAAGAAATTATCGCTCACGTGGAAAAGTGGGGAT